TATCGGGTCGGTATCTACAAGGGTGACTACGGTAAACAAGAAGCCGCGTTTGACGAGTACAACGAAGACATGCTAAACTATTGTCGTCAGGATGTTGAAGTTACTGAGCAGGTATATAAGCATTTGCTCAAAGAGATGGAAAACTAGAAGGAGAGCAGGGATGAGCGATATAACTGAAGTAAAATGGGAGATCATGCACCAGCGATACTGGGATGAGTATGAAAGCATGGGCTACACTCTTATTGCACAGATGGGTGACTACGATATTGTAGCGAAAGGTAAATATCCTTGTGATGCGGACAGTGAAGAAGAATACGAATGCCTGCTACGAATTGTTGACCTCCACAACCGGCTTGTAGAAAAAGATGCAGGAATAAGTCTCTCATTTCAGTAAATGAAACGATTTTGACTGAAACAAGAAACTCGAAATGTTAAGCCAAACTGAGCAATAAACGATGAAAGTAAACTGGAAAACGCCAGCTAGGATAGAGCACAAGGTCGCGGAAATCATTGCCCGTCAGGAACGTGCTGGCTGGCCTTTCCGTCTTCAGCAAGCTAAGACTTACGTCCACCAGCTAGACGCTGAGGCTGCTGAGATATACGAGCAGATCAAAGCAACAATGGGCTTCTACTACGAGCGCAAGTCAGAGGTCAAGGCTCCCTTTAAGAAGGATGGAAGTCTGACTAAGATGGCTGAAGACTACGGAGATGTTGGTGGGCCATTTGGTCGGATTCAGTGGCACCCGATAGAGTTAAGCCAACACCAGAAGGTTGCACAGCGTCTAGTGCAACTAGGCTGGGTTCCAACGCAGTACAGCAGCACAGGTATTCCTAAGATCAAGCCAGACGGTGAACCTTGCCCTAACCTAGAGCGCATGAAGCAGTCTGACATTGGACACACGCTGGCGCACTACACAAAGCTGACTCACCGCAGCAATCAAATCAAAGGTTGGATAGATAACTGCCGAGACGATGGCAGAGTCCCTGCTTGTGCTAATCCCAATGGGACTAACACCGGGCGGATGACACACAAGATCGTTGCTAACGTACCTAAAGCTAGCCCTGACGTATTCTTCGGCGAGGAGATGCGGAGCCTTTTTACCCACCGAGGCGAGGGCTACAAGCTAGTCGGCTTTGACGCAGAAGGATTGGAGCTGCGTATTGCAGCGCATTACATTAACAGCGAGGCTTTTACCGATGCCCTCATCAACGGTGATAAATCCAAAGGAACTGATCCACACACGAGAGTTTTGGACGCTTGTAGGCCATGCGGCGTGGAAACACGAGATGAGGCAAAGTCTTGTGTCTACAGCACTGTCTATGGCGCTAGTGCTCGCAAGGTTGCGACAATACTTAATCTTTCAGAAGCCAATGGAAAGCGCATCATTGAGGCCGTGGAAAGCGTTTTTCCGGGTATAAGCACGTTGAAGCCAACAGTAGAAAAGGCAGCAGGTCGTGGTTACTTGATTGGACTTGATGGACGAAAGGTGTTTATGCGTCGAGATAGTGACGGCAAGCTGATGAAGCACAAAGCACTTAACTACTTGTTTCAGTCAGGTGGTGGCATTGCTATGAAGGTGGTGCTCTGCTACATTGATTCAGCAGTTAAGAGCAAAGAACTGGACGTTACATTTGTAGGGAATATACACGACGAAGTACAAGCGGAGGTTGCAGAAAAAGACATATCGATGTATAATAGTATTGTACACTGGGCGTTTAACAAGACCACCCAGTTTCTTAATTTGAGATGCCCCTTAGCGGGTGAAGTACAGTCTGGCGAGAGCTGGGCAGAGACTCACTAATCGGAGACAGCGAAATGAGTAAGCAGATTATTGAAGGAAAGATTGACAAGATTTTTGTCAAGGACTTTGGCGAAGAAGATCAGTACGGCAACCAGTATGCAGTCAACATCAATGTAGATGGCAACTGGTACGGTATGGGCAAGAAGAAAAAGCCAGTTGCTAACGTAAAGGTAGGTCAGAATTGGCACCAGCTTGCCGAAGGTGACGTTATTGAGGCCGTGGTCAACGCTGTTGAACGCAACGGCAAGACTTACTACAACGTAAAAGCGTCTGATGTGACAGTTAAGGAGACAGGAAGTGGCAGTAGTGGAAACAGCGCTAGTAATGTTCGGCCTGCTAGTTCTGGCACTAGCTCTGCTCGACCTGTAAGCAACGCTGGTGGAGGAGATCGTCAGGACGCGATCATGCGGCAGTCAGCAATGGGCTACGTTGCACAGATCATCGCTGGCACTTTGACCAGCAAGAGCGATCTTGACCAAGCTGCTGCTGATGTAGTGCGTATTGCCAACGATTACTTCTTGCCTTATGCACAGCATGGTGTGACAGAAGACGAGACTCGCAAGGCAGAAGAGCAAGAGCTTACTAACCAGCAGCACTCAAAAGAAGAGGACTTTGACGACGATATTCCGTTCTGATGTACAACAGCCCCGGTAGCTCAACTGGATAGAGCAACGGCCTTCTAAGCCGTAGGTTGCAGGTTCAAGCCCTGCTCGGGGCGCCAACTATTAAGAAATCCTTACAAGTTGAATGGACAAAGATGAGTAAGACAAAAAGACGTAACCCTAACTATCACTCAGAAGATGACAGATGGCTAAAGAAGGGAGGCGGTCACAGCGGCCCTTCCCGACGTAAACAAAAGCAGAAAATACTGCAAGAGGCTTTGCAAGATGACTACAGATAAGACAGCAAGTATTGACGGTGATCCGATTGTCTATGCAATCGCTTTTGCTATGCAAAGTTATGCGCTAATTGATGAAGATAATGCAGGGCATGTAGTTGAGGTTTTACCGACCGTCAAAGAGGCTAAAGAGTTAGCAAGAGAGATCGGTCTGGTAAACTACTCAACCTCGCCTTATGTAGAGCGAACAGTCGAACTGTTTGATGACATGCACGACACGCTTAGCGATTTTATCTTTACGATCCTAGAAGAGACAGAAGCGATAGACCACCACATCATTCTCTCTGGCAAATTAAACTTCCGATACAGCGTTGACCCTGAGTACAAGGCCAACCGGAAAAGCGTAGACAAACCACTGCTCTACGAAGATGTCAGAGATATGCTTATTAGTGACTTTGGCGCTGAGTACGCTGAGGAAGGATTTGAGGCAGATGATGAGCTTGGAGAATTTGCCTACTGGAGCATTGCCCTCGACATGCCAGAAGACTATGTGATCTGCACGATTGACAAAGACTTAGACACAATTCCCGGCTGGCACTACCGCTGGCCCACGCACAACAAAGACGGCGATCTTTACTGGGTAACACCAGAAGAGGCCATGAAGACCTTTTGGATTTCTGTACTGACAGGCGATACCGCTGACAACATTCCGGGGCTAAAAGGCATCGGGCCTAAGAAGGCACTAAAAATAGTTGCAGAGTGCGTCAAACAGAAAGACTATTACGAAGCCTGCGAACAAGCGTACTTGAGTCACTACGAGGGACAGATGGAAGAAGAAGAGATAATCAAACGCTTTGAGACTAACCTTCAGCTTTTAACGATTGGTAAAGGAGAGGAAGATGCAAAGGAACATTCTCGACCAGATTGAAGAGATCAACATGGAGTATGAGCTTGACGAAGAAGTTGAGACAAAAATCTTACAAGACTTGTTAGAAGCGATTGAGGCAGAGATTTATGAACGTGCTACACTCATTACTTCGCTGGCTGATGCGTGGGACGATAACTGATTACGAACGCACTATCGAAACACTTAAAGAAGACAACTATCGACTTCGTAGACGAGTACAACAGCTTCAAAGTGGCAAAGGCCCGAGCTTGTACCCTGATTGGAGTCTAGCAGACTGGGAAGAGGCTTATGGCAAGACCAAAATCTGAACCAGCGTACAGAAGCCAGCTAGAGAAACGCGTTTGCAACAATTTGCGGAACAGACGCATCCCTTTTGATTACGAACCTTATAAACTTAGTTATACTACAGAAGTTAAGACAGCTACATGCGCTAAGTGCGGTCACAACGTCGCACTCAAGCAAAGAAACTACACGCCAGACCTTGTACTAAGTAACGGCATTGTTATTGAGATTAAGGGCAAGTTTACAGGCGAGATGAGGACTAAGATGCTGGCTGTTAGACGTTGCAATCCTGAACTAGACATCAGGATGCTATTCCAAGCTGACAACTGGTTGACAAGAAAGAAGGCAACAAAGTATTCTGACTGGTGTGAGAGAAACGGATTTATTTACCACGTTGGAGAACAAGTCCCTAGCGACTGGGTAGTTTAGTATGAAAAAATATACAGACAATCAGGTTATAGCAGCGGTGGAAGAGT